TATATGAACTATATAATATTTTTATTATAATAATGTAATAATTCATCTAATTCTTCTACCCACATCGTTTTAATATCCTTATTAAATACAATATCAATATTATCTTTGATCTTATTTAATTCATCATTCAATTCTTTAACTTTGTCTAATGACATATTGTAAATAGGCATTTTAATCATATAATCATATCCGTTCTTAACAACATCAAACACACTAACTTCCTCAATAATATTGTTATCATATAAATGATATGATTTATCAAATAATTGCTTGAGTAGGTCATTCTTACTACATTCAGATACTTTGATTGTTTTCATAATCACTTCATTAATAAACTTTATCTTATTTTCTAAAATACAGAATTTATTATTTAGATCTTTGAGAATGTATTCTTTTCTCTTAATATAATATTCATATCTTACTTCACGATGATCATCTAATATTTTATATACAGAATCATATTTCTTGATAACATTATTCTTATCATAAGAGTGCATATTTGTTAGACTAATAGATGATACTAATTTAAGTTTCTTTTCAAACTCTGTGAATCCGTTTTTAATTATAAAATTCTTCTGATTATAGATAAATTCACCTGATAATTTAATCTTAATACTAATATCTTTTTCTGTAGAATGATTATCAAAATCAATAATCATATCTGATTTTTCAGACAAAATTGATTCTTCTAGAAATCGGATATATTTATCAGTCCATTCACCAATTGGTAATTCACTTATAATAAGTCTATCATCTTCTAACGAATAAATACCTTTTGATAAATAATTTGTATCTGATAATTTAACAATTGTTCCTTTAAAACCCCTATAGTAAGGATGCATCGAATGATAACTACCTTCATTTAATCTTCTCTTGATATTTTTGATAATTTCTTTAGGATTATACTGAGGGATTGTAGTACTCCATCCAGTCCCAATACCTACCATACCATTCACTAGAACCATAGGGATAATAGGAACATAATATTCTGGTTCAACAAATAATCCATCGTCATCAATATATTTTAGAAGACTAAAATCCTCTTTACGATAGATTAAATCAGTTATAGGACTGAGCTGTGTATGAATATACCTAGACGATGCCGCATCACCTCCACCCATTATCCTAGTCCCAAACTGTCCATTTGGTTGTAGAAGATTAATATTATTAGATCCTACAAAATCCTGTGCCATAGAGATAATAGCACCCTGTAAAGATGCTTCACCATGATGATATGCCGCATGCTCGCTAACATATCCTGAGAGCTGAGCAACTCTAATCTCTGTATACAATTTTCTTTTAAAACATGAGAATAGAATCTTTCTTTGTGATGTCTTTAGTCCATCAATACATGATCCAATAGATCTACAATTATCAGAATTAGAGAAGTGGATCAGTTCTTTATTAACAAAATCATCAATTGTTGTTTTCTTAACATTATAATCAAGAATCAATTCTTTATCATATTTCTTTAGCCATAGTTTCCTATTATCAGCTTCTGTTTTCTTGAATGCTAATATGATAGATTTATCTGTTTCTTCTGTGACCGAATAATCATTCACTTTAAGTTCTCTGAAATATTGTTTAGCTTCTTGGGCTGTAGATGTTCCTAATCCCTTATAATATTTGATTGTATACTTATTAGAATTAGATGTCTTTTTCTTCCAAGTTTCATAATCTGTTAATGTATAGAATGGTTTAATTGTTTTCTTTAGTGATACCTTTACAATAGGTGTAATCATATATGATATGAACTCAAAATCCAATAGTTCAGGCCAAAGATAATGAAACATATTTAGTAGTAGTCCTTTGATATGAAACCCATCATGATCCTGATCAGTCATTATCATGATTTTACCGTATCTAAGTGATTTAACATCCTTATATTTCTTATTACTTTCTAGTCCTAAGATTTTCTTAATATTAATAATTTCAACATTCGCATTGATTTGCTTAATATTTGCTTCTCTAACATTAAGAACTTTACCTTTCAAAGGGAATACACCATATTTATCTCTACCTACTTCAGATAATCCAGCAATCGCCATAGATTTTGCTGAATCTCCCTCTGTAAGGATCAGTGTGCATTCATGTGATTTCTTTGTTCCAGCCCAATTAGCATCGTCTAGCTTTGGAACAATAATCTTATTTTTCTTTTTACCATCTGTTTTCTTTAGGTCTTTATTATCATTCTTATTATTAGCATCCATAATCTTGTCGATCAATTCATTATTTGAACAGATTTTCTTAATGAATTTAGCAGATAATTTAGGTTTAGACCCAAACTTACTCTGTGATGTAATACATCTTTCTTTAGTCTGTGAATCGAATGATGGGTTTTCAATAACACAATTAATATATAGAGAGATATATCTCCTAATAACCTTATCCTTGATTTCTCTTTTATGTTTTTTCTTAATGAATTCCATAATCCCATTACATACTTGTTTAGCGATACATTCTACATGAGACCCACCTTTACTTGTACAAATACCATTCACAAACGATACTTGTTCGAATGTATCATTATGAGATATTGAAAATATTACATCCCATCTATCTGAAATAGTTTCTTGAACTTTTACGGCATCCGAATATAGATTAATATAATCTAGGAACGATTTGATTTTGATTTTTTCATCATTTAAATAAATACTAATAGATTTATCTGTAATACCAGCTATATCATATATTCTTCGATACATTAGAGATAACATTACATCCGAATATTTCTCTAATCCGAATCTTTTAAAGTCACATTTCCAGGTAATCTTAGTGTAAGGTTTGCTAGAATATTTCTTAATAATAGGTTTATGACATACAGTCATATTCTTTTCCCAAGTCTGGGTATACTTTAGTTTATTAATATGATCAACAGTTTCAATAGTAAAAGTTTCTGAGAAGATATTAGCTAATTTAGCGCCATATCCATTCCTACCTCCTACAATTCTTTTCTCACCTTTTTTATAGTTAGATGATGTTAAAAGTTCCCCAAAAATTAGTTGAGCAATATACATTTTTTCTTTTTCATGTTCTTTAATAACAATCCCATTACCGTCATTTAGAATTGTGATAGAATTATCAGGATTAAAGTTGATTTTAATATTGGATACTTGAATGGTATTTTCACCTTTTTGACCTTGAAGACGGACTATTTGATCCCTAGCATTTACAACAATCTCATTAAAGATATTTAGTAAAGCTGGAATATATTCTATATCTTTAAAGACAATTTTATCACCTTCTTTGATAGGTAGAACATCATTAATCATATCAATACCACCAACATAAGTGTCAGGAGTATCATAGATATGTTGTCTAAGTTCTTTCTTTTCGTATTGTTCTGTCATATTAATGTATATATAGTTATTATTTTAAATAACTAAAATCAAATTTATTTTATAATATTTAATTGAATTTCGCATCCTAATATTTAATTGAATTTCGCATCCTAATATTTAATTGAATTTCGCATCCTAATATTTAATTGAATTTCGCATCCTAATATTTAATTGAATTTCGCATCCTAATATTTAATTGAATTTCGCATCCTAATATTTAATTGAATTTCGCATCCTAATATTTAATTGAATTTCGCATCCTAATATTTAATTGAATTTCGCATCCTAATATTTAATTGAATTTCGCCAAAATTTTTTTATATGCTAGTATATAAAAACAATGGGAGGAGGATTAATGCAACTCGTAGCTTATGGCGCTCAAGACATCTACCTTACTGGCAACCCGCAAATCACTTTCTTCAAAGTCGTTTATAGAAGACACACTAACTTCTCCATGGAGGCTATTGAGCAAACTTTTAATGGGACTCCATCTCCCGCGGGATCTCGTGTTACGGCCACCATCTCCCGCAATGGTGATTTAGTTCACAGATTATATTTGGAAACCACGACTCTCACGACAACGAGTGGTGGCCAAATAAATCCTGGTTCTTCTTTAATAAATTATGTTGAAGTCGAAATCGGTGGACAAACTATTGATAAACACTATGGACACTGGATGGAAACATGGGCGGAATTGACTGAACCTAATCCATCAGGCACGGTCCGCGACCCCGCCAACACAGATGGCACTACCTTTCAAAATATGAGTGGAATGGGGGGTGTAGCTGAAGGTGCGGCCGGTAAAGTTTTTGTTCCGTTACAATTCTGGTTTTGTAGAAATCCCGGTCTTGCTCTTCCATTAATTGCTCTTCAATATCATGAAGTAAAGATTATTCTTGAAACTAACGTGGTTGATGCCCTTACTGGTTTAGAATTATGGGCAGATTACATTTACCTTGATACTGATGAACGTAGACGATTTGCTCAGGTTTCTCATGAATACCTTATTGAACAAGTTCAACATGAAAGTGCTACTCTTACATCCGGTGGAACAAAATTAAACTTTAATCATCCTGTTAAAGAACTTATTTGGACTAGTGCCCGCGCCGCGGATCAAGACCTGACCCAGCTGACCGGTTCCTTTCAATTAAAATTAAACGGACATGATCGTTTTGCCTCTCGTGATTCCAAGTATTTCACAAGAACTCAAGTATGGCAATATCATACTGGAGTAGGTGGATTAATTAAAACGACGGTTCCTGGCGGTGGTATAGAGGACAAGATCGCTGTATATTCATTTGCCCTCAAACCTGAAGAACATCAACCCAGTGGTACCTGTAATTTCTCTCGCATTGACACTGCTCAATTAACAGGAACCACCCCTAATGCCAATATCTATGCCGTCAACTACAATGTCCTCCGTATCATGAGTGGCATGGGTGGTCTCGCATACTCGAACTAAAGTTCTCAATCTCGATAACTTTGTTATTGCTTACAGTAACTAAATAAATAATTATAATTAAATCTATCTATTAAAATTTTCTTTTAATAAATTAAAAAATGAATGTTATAAAATAATATTAAATTATTTTAAAGCAATTAATTGTGATCTAAATGGTTCTCTTAAACCAATTCTTTCAACAATTTCAACTACTTGTAAAAATCTATCTTCTACAGATGATTCAGTATCATCTCTAATGACAACTAATTTATTCTTGTATTCTGGTTTAAATTTCCAATCTTTAAGAACATCTATCAATTCTCTTAATTTATCTGTATTCGAATCCGATGATGTTTTTAATGCAGATAATCTAGAATTCCATGGATCTCTGAAATTTAATGCTTGGACTATACGAGTCAATTCATTAAATTTATCTGTAAAAGGTAGTTCAGGTGTAGATGATTCTACTGGATCAGATGTAAGGATCTCTTTAACATTTGATACTACTTCTTGAACAGATGGAACTGGTTCTTCTTCTACTTCTTCTACTTCTTGAACAGATACAGTTTCTTCTTTTTCTACTTCTTCTACTTCTGGTTCTTCTTTTTCTACCTCTACTGGTTCCTCTACTGGTTCCTCTACTGGTTCCTATACATCGCCGACGGATACTGGTTCCTCAACATCGCCGACGGATACTGGTTCCTCTACTGGTTCCTCAACAGTTTCTTCTGGTTCTACAGGAACATCACTTATTTCAGCTTTAACAGAAGTCTCTTCATTAGATAATTCAGTTAAATCAAGAGTGTTCGTTTCAGACATTTATATTATAGTTAATATTTTATTTTCAATATTTTACTAAATTATTTAATAAGAATTACATGGATAGTATTCGTAATTAATCTCAACTTATAGATGAATATTTTAATTATCGATATTAATGTTATCCATATTTATTTTTTAATTATCGATAATTGAATTTATCTGAAATTTTTTTATATGCTAGTATATAAAAACAATGGGAGGAGGATTAATGCAACTCGTAGCTTATGGCGCTCAAGACATCTACCTTACTGGCAACCCGCAAATCACTTTCTTCAAAGTCGTCTACCGTAGACACACTAACTTCTCTATGGAAGCTATTCAACAAACCTGGAATGGTTTCAGTGCCGGCCAAGATGGTCGTTGTACCGCTACCATCTCTCGTAATGGTGATTTAGTCCATAGAATGTATTTACAAGTTGATATGAAAAATAATAACGCTTCATTCAATATAGCTAATCCTGGTGCTGCTTGGATTTCTAATATATCTGTAGAAATTGGTGGTCAAACTATTGATAAACATTATGGTTCTTGGATGGAGACATGGGCTGAATTAACTGAACCAAATCCCATGGGAACGGTCGCTGGTAGAAATCAAAATGCGTCAGGCGTGTTGACCGGAGAAGGGGTTCGGGACTACCAAAACACTCTTTTCCAAAGAATGGCTGGTTATGGTGGCGTCAAGAAATCACAATCGACGGACACCGCCGGTGACTCTCTTAATTCAGGACAATATTTATATGTTCCTCTTCAGTTCTGGTTCTGTAGAAATCCGGGCCTAGCTCTTCCATTAATTGCTCTTCAATACCATGAAGTTAAAATTATATTAGAACATACTATTTCTAATGTATTCGTTACTGGAACAAACGCCCCCACGGATCAAACACTATGGGCTGACTACATCTACCTCGATACAGATGAGAGACGCCGATTCGCCCAAGTATCTCATGAATACTTAATTGAACAATTACAACATCAGCAATCAACTGGTAACTCCATTGACCTTAACTTCAATCATCCAGTTAAAGAACTTATATGGACTGGTGTATGGTCTGTTGCAAAGGGTAGCTCCCTATCGCTAATAGCGGGTGCTGGTCAAGAGGTCACATATGGACTTAAATTAAATGGTCATGACAGATTCGCGGCACGCCCTATCACTTACTTCACCCAAGCACAAGTATGGGAACACCATACTGGTCCGGGTGGTCTTAATGTTACAAGTGATTCTTGGACTAATGCATCTGACTCTAACAGTTTCAATGATTCTATTGCTGTATACTCCTTCGCCCTCAAGCCGGAAGAACATCAACCGTCTGGCACCTGTAACTTCTCTAGAATTGATTCTGCTCAACTTATTAGAACTGGTGGTACCGCGCTATCAAATGTTGTTTATGAAATATATGCTGTCAACTACAATGTTCTCCGTATCATGAGCGGTATGGGTGGTTTAGCTTATTCTAATTAAGTTAGAACCATTCTAATTCATTTATTTCTAAATTATTAAAATAACCATAATATTCTTTTTTAGTATATATTTTTAAATTTAAAGTATCAATATTTGATCCTTTACTTGTAAACTTTTGATTATTATTAAATATATAGTCAATATTTTTTATCCTATTCAAATAACCTCTTGCTCTTTTTAATTTCCATTCACATCGCATAGCTTCTTTCTTACAAAGAAATCCATCAACAATACATATAGGTTCCCAACCATTATTACCATTATTATTTCTTGTAGTGTATTTAGCACCACCCTTCAAAATACCATTATGTTGCTTCCATCTTCTATAGAAATCATTAGTATATCCAACATATGATTTATTATCATTCTTCAATAAATACACTAAAAACATTTATTATTAAAAGATAATATATTTCTTTAAGTTTATTTTATAAATTTGAGATCTTTGTTAATCATAATTAAAGCGAAATATGGAGTTTAACAAATGTGCTGCCGAAAGCATACGGGACCAAATCTTCAAAATGATCTTAGAGAAGGGATTAGTGAAAGACGGAGTCACTATGGAAACCCTATTGTCTCACCTACCGTGGTCTGAAGAAATTAAGGATGTTAAGAAGGAGAAGGAAAAGGATAAGAAGGAGAAGGAAAAGGATAAGAAGGAGAAGGAAAAGGATAAGAAGGAGAAGGAAAAGGATAAGAAGGAGAAGGAAAAGGATAAGAAGGAGAAGGAAAAGGATAAGAAGGAGAAGAAAGTAGTGTCAATTGTAGAAGAAAATGTTGCGATTTGTATCACAGCCGGAGAACAATCAGAGAACCATGCTGGTATGCAGATTAACGGTGATGGGTTAGCTGCTTGTGGTTTTAGTGTAGAAGAATTATTCGAGTTCAGTACAATCCTTAAAGAAAAAGGAATAGATAGCGAATACATCCGGTTAGACGACTATCTTGAAGACAAAGATGGAGTTGAACCTGCTTCGCTATTGATTATCCGTAACGGAGTCGAAAAACTAGCAGGGGTATTATCAAAAGATATGCTATCAGAGCAGCTATCTTTTGAATGGGATAAAAAATATTGGGATACAAGAAGAAGCAAAGTATTGAATAAACTTGCTAGGTATAATGTATGTTACGGTCAGGAGAAGCAAGAACCAGATTACGAAAATAAGAAAGGGACTATCATTTCGTATGAAAAAGCTGGTTTGATTGACAAATGGAGAAAATCTTTAGAGATATTTGGAGAAAAAGCAACCAATCTAGAAGTCGAGGGTAATTTGTATTACGATATAAAGAAATGTGGTATAGGTTTTCACGGTGATTCTGAACGGAAAAAGGTTATCGCTTGTTCTTTAGGCGGTAGCAGACCGATCCATTGGCAATGGTATTATAAATCTCAAACTATCGGCGAAAGAATAAAATTTGTTCTCAATAGCGGTGATATGTATATCATGAGTGAGAAAACAAGCGGGTATGATTGGAAAAAAAGAAATACTAAAACACTTAGACATGCTGCTGGTGAAAAATACACTAAATAAAAATATTATGTTTAACACAAGTTTCTTTAATTGAATCTTTAAATCGAGTTACCATAGGATCATATGTTTCATATGCTTCGTAACCAGCAATACATTCTCTACATTTACTACATACTTCACATGAACATCTATTCATTTTTAACTTTCTTTTTTTATCACAATTGGTAGTTTCTTCTAATGAATTATCTTCTAATTCTTCTTCATCTGATTCAGATTCATCTAAACCATTCAATATATTATCAGCATTAGTGAGTGATTCAGTCATATGATCATCTGTCATAGGAACCATCAATCTATAGATTAATCCACATATGATATGATCACCTGTCAGCTCGTTATCATCAGAGTGTTCGCATAGTATTTTTGATATATGTACTGCACTATCCATCTGTGCTAAATATACTTTAATAATATTATGTATTGCTTCATCTTCATCCATTTACTTAATATATTGAATTGTTTTTAAATTTATAATATAGAACATATTAGCAATAATAAATCCTAATACAATGATTCAGTAGCGATAACTATCCACACTTTAACTGAAATATGTATCCTTTTGTAAATTTGTCGTGATTTATTTGTATTATATATATTGAACTTTTTGATGAATATGATGGTAAATTAGCGGGACGAGGTGAACCCAGATAGAACACTGTAGTCTTGCTGCATAGTTCTCGGGATAGTACCAAGAGGTTAAGTTGCACTAGCGTCGGTGTTGGGGTTACAATACACAGAATTATCAAGAGTTGGTACCCAGTCGGGTAAACATTTTTGTAGTCCAATGGGCATTGCGTCTTTCGCGGGAACATCTCTTCCCCATTTACATGCAGAAAAGGGCGATTTGCCACATTTATTGTGTGCCCCTGGAGACGACATGTCATCGACGCGACAATATGTTTCAGGTGCAAGACATCCCTTATCAGCTCCCATACCAAAATTTGTAGCCCATGAACATGGTGAATTATCATCACATAGCGTTTTATTGGGATAAAATGCACAATAATTCACCATACTTTTTTCGTCACCCTCCCGGGGGAACGGTTGTCCACCTCGAGGAGCGGCACCTGGATTAATTAAATTACACTCATCACCTGTTGAACACATCGCCGACGCAGCCGTCCATTTACAATTATTGTGTCCATCTGTAGATTTTAAACATAAATCACGAACTGAGTTTTGTGGTTTGTCTGGAGACCATATTATACTACTACAACCTTTATGATTCGCAACGGGGGGGTGCTCAGCAGAGGGAACTATAGTATTGTTACAAGGTGAAGACTGCCCTTCAACAACCTGACACCCACAAACATTCTTTAACATATGAAATACTAACATACCTAAAATCACGGCAAAAACACAATATATGATAGTTTCAGTATTCATTTTCATTTTATAATATAACATATATATATTTTTTGAATTAATGTTCTTTAATAATAATATAACATTGTGTCTTTCATTTATATATTATCTATAATTAATTAATATTTGCTCTACAAATCGGACATTTATTATTATTATTTATCCAAGGTTCTAAGCAATCTTTGTGAAAAATATGATCACATTTTAATTTTTTTAATTCTTCATCGTATTTGAATTCCTCTAAACATATTGAACAAACATCATCTAT